GGAGTGGGTGAAGGGGTAACCGCCTCATCAGGATATAAGGTGCGCTCCCCGTAGGGGCTGGCGTCACCTAGATAAATTCTTGGCTCAATGCCGTAGACCCCAAACTGCTCTTCATATCTAGACCTGATGTCTGCCAACGACTCATAGCGGCTACGCGCTAGCTTGTCCATCCGGCCTAGAATATTCTCGCGCTGTTTCGTGGTGAGCATTTGCCCTTCTTTCAGTGCGGTACGCATCCACAAAGGAAGAGCAACCAGCTTGTCGCCAGCTTCCTGCGTTGTTGTTACCTCGCCACCCATGACAGAAGAGTTCGGGCTAAGCATTTTGTTGAAAGCAATGGCCAGGGTCAGGTCTTCCGCCCCCTCCATTGTCTTCGGATTAAACTCTCTAACCGAATCCCATCTGGTAAGCGCTTCCCGCACGCCACCAGACTCTTGATTCCACCGGCCCATTATCTGATGCTCTATGTTCGCCCTTGCCTTTTGCGTAGCGGTCAATTCGTTCGGATCTACTACCTGCTCAGGAAAACCCGGAGCTGGGACAAGCCCGCCGTTCCTCCCCCCCTCCCAGGTGTAGAACTGGTCGCCCGCCTTGTGAAGTTCAGGAGGCGCTTGCATGGACGCGGGCAACAACTCCTCCTCCTCTCTACCCATGCCGGCGCGCAAGTAACTCGCTTTCTCAAAATCGCCAGCGAGGTCCGCCTGTTTCGCTTGGCTCTCTCTGTAGGCGTTCTGCCGCGCCTGCTGCTGGCTTTCGCGCTGCCTCTCCCTGCGATTGAGCTCCAGCGTGTGAAGGTTCGCCTCCGCCGTCAGCTGCTGATAAGGCGTCATCGCCGGCGGCGGCGCATGAGGTAGCGGGGTGTTCGTATTGCTGAAGGCGTTGGCAAACCGTGTTAGCCCTCGCTCCAGAGCCTGAGCGGTAGTCAGCGGTTGAGGCTGCATCATTTGCTGCATGCGCGCTGCTACGACATCTTGTACAGACCCAGCCGGCCCTTCAAATCCAGGCGCTTGATGAGTCGTGGGAAAACCTTCAGAACCGGGGGCGGTTACTCTCTCACCAGGCAGAGCACCTTGTAATGCGTCCGAAAATTGGAAAGATGTGACTCCTGCTTTATTCCCCATTTTGTCCCCAGCGTAGTGCGATCTTCCGCTGGTAGTAGGTACTGCAGCCCATTCCTTAGCTAGATTGTTCTGGAAATTCTCAGGAGACAGCGTGCCTCCCGCAAATTCTTTATACCCTCTGCCCTCTAGCAACTTGGCACCCAAAAATTCTTGTAGCTCAGGAGTGAACTTTTCGCTAGCGGGAATACCATTTTCCCGCATCAATCCCCGCAATGTGTTTTGAATAATCTGGTATTTGCCGATAGCACTAGAGCCAGTATTGCTGCCATGCTCCTTTTGCAGCCGTAATACCTCATTTAGACTCATCTGAGATAGGTCTTGGCTGCTGCCTGCATTGCCATAGATAGCGTTATAGTTGCCGCCTGACTCAATATTGCCAATATAATCCAAAAGCGCTTGTCGAGATACGCTCATACTATGGTCTCCCGTTTGAACCTGTCCCCTTGCTTAGTAATAAGTCGGACCAGGGCCATAGGCCGGTCCATAGGCGTCCCCAGGAACGGGTCCAGACCCGTAGCCACCGTAGCCGCCGCCACCACCACCGCCGTAGCCGTAAGGGTTGCCTTGGCTGCGCTGCCAGTCGTTGTATAGCCCTGCCCCTGCTGCCCCACCCCTCGCTGCTGCGCTCCAAGGATCGCCCCCAGCAGGCATCTGCTGGGAGGCACCACCCGGAGGCGCTACCCCGCCCTGATTGCCTGGGCGCGTTATATTGTCGATACGCCTTCCGTAGGCGTCCAGCTGCTCGCCGGGATAGTCTGACGCATGCCCGTAACCCTGGTTATACCAATCCTGTACGTATTGATTATTCCTCTGCTCCACTCCGCCAAAACGCTCCATCCGGTCGCCCATCTCCGTGCCGTACCCTGCAGCGTCCATACCCAGCTGCGCAGCGGCTTGTTGTGCCATCATATTTGTCCGGTTGTTTTGCGCCGACGCGGCAAGGCCGGCGGAAGCGATACCCGCGTTGCCACTAATGGCCGCCGCCCGTGTCCGAGCGTTCGCCCCCATCGCTTCATTGAGCATCCCGGCATTCGTGCCCATCAACGCCTGTTCCAACGCACCGCGTGTTTGGAACCCGGCTTGTTGTAGGCCAGAGGCTTCCCGTAGCCGCGCTATTTGCTGGTCGCTTAGCATGCCTGCACCCTGCATTCCAAGTCTGCCGCCCAGCTCACGCCCCTGCAGCAAGCCCTGGATGGTCGTCCCTCGATCTGCAACGTATCGACCCAGACCTGCCTCATAGCCCCTGCTGGTCATGTCGGTGGTGTTCTTCTGGATGGCATCCATCGCCCCTTGAGTAGCGAGTCCCTGCGCAATGCCGGCGCGTGTGCCGCCGTAGGCTCCCGGACCGGACCCGGCAAGCGAGCGGTTCAGGCCCGGCATGGTGTACTCGCGAAACTGGTCGCCCAGCTGCGTATTTGCTGCAGCAATTTCAGAGCGAAGCTTTGGGTTCCAAGGATCAAAGCTAGCCCCGATCTGATTCAGCTCAGCCGCCGACAAACCTGTACCGTATTGCCCTAGCGTTTTTGCTATCTGCTCGCGTGAACCCTGGAAACCAATATTTGGCAGACTGGTATTAAGCCAGTCCATCCCAGGCATTTGGAATTGCTGCGCTACAAAGTCAGGGCCAGCACTGACGCTACCGCCACCGCTGCTAGTGGCATTGAAGCCACCGAGCTGGTTAGCATACTTCTGGGCTGCGGCCTGCTGGCCTGCGACGCCTTCAAGCTGGCTAGCCCACCCCTGCCTCGTCATATCTGTAATGCCCGCCGGTGCATACGGATTGCTGCCTGGGTAGGGGCGGTCGAGCTGTGCGGATGAGGAAGGACCGAGGCCGTAAGGAGGAGGGTTTGCCATGATGTTTTGCTCGCTTGCTGAATTTCGTTGTTTCGGCGACAAGAAGCCTTTTAGCCCATGCCGCCGTAAGGATTCGACTGCCGTGCCGCGTATTCCTGTCGTCTCGCAAATTCGTATGGATCGGAGAAACCGAAGTCACCTCTGTGCCCCATCCTGGGATCAGGCCCACCTTGTGGCGGTCCTTGTGGGCCGATCGCCGCGGGTGGCGGATTGGCGTTTGCCATCGGGTTTCGGTTGTTCATCAGTCCCGGCTTTCCGGTAGTCGGATCCAGAAACAAAGGGGGAGGTGCAGTGCGTCCAAACCCAAGGAGGTTCTGGATATCCTGGCCGAACTGTCCGTTGTTACCGCCTGGCAGCTGCCCGCGTATTTGTGACAGGGACATCGGGCCTTCCAGCCGAGGAACTCCCGGCACTCCGCCTCCTGCGGCGGTGTAACCCCAGGCTTGCGCGTCGGGGTTCACCTCCGGCATGATTGGGTTGTAGACCCGGTCGCCGAAGACATAAGGTTGTTGTTCGTCAGACCATATGGGCATTCCCGCATTCTTGTTGGCGTCAAGATACGCGTCATACATTGCGGCATTGTCGTCGTTAGCATCCGCCTGGCCCTTCGCCTGATTTCGAGACGAGAGATAACTGGCTCCAGCACCAATGGCGGCCGCGATTATCACAGGAGCGATCCCGCATAGGTGACCATCGCCAGCTTCGTAGCGTTCACACTTAGTTGATCTAGTCTTCAGCTCAACCATCTTTTATCTCCGCTTTTTTTTGGAATATTCATAGTATCAGCTCGTCCTCCGCCAAACCGTCAATACCAACCACGGTGGCCGATTTTCGTGAGCATCCCCGTCGCCGGCGTTTGCTGTTGTACTTGCGCTGGCGCGTGTATTTGCGGTCCCGCCGTCTCCAGTAGGCAAGAGCTGTCCACCCTCCCCGTCATAAACGACAAAGGTATTAGCCACTGTCGGCCCATGATTATGAGTAGGCCCCTGGGCCTCGGTCAGGAAAACCCGCCGATTGAGATCTCCGCCGGTTGTTCCGGCTAAATACGTGGTCGAATCCAGCAAGCCTGTACCCACGACAAAACGGCCGGCACCAACCGAGGCCCAAACGCCAGGAAGGTAGGTCCCGGGGTTGACGGTATCGTGTCGATAGACAATGGAGTCGATAGGGTATTGGTCGTTAAGCGCGTTAGCAATTCGAGCATCGATAGCTGCATCGAGATCGGTGATAACAGAGGCCGGATGTCCGTCGGTGTCCGTGTCGGTGAGTTCCCCGTGAAGTGTCGTCCCCGGCGGGCCGGGCTCTCCGCCGCCCCCGCCGCCCCCTCCAGTCGGAAGCAAGTCCCAGTCGTCCGAAATCGTGACGGGTTGGACATTGATGTCGACGTTGTACTGATCCTCTGTGTCGACCCATGCTCCGCCGTCGATCTGGTAACGCCCGGAGGCGCGGGCCTCGCCGAGCCAATAATTGGAATCGAGGATGACCGTTATGGGCGTAGCCATGACGGTCTCGAAACTAAACTGTGTCACGCCGTCTGGACTGGCCTGCCCGGCAGGAGCGGCGGCAATCGTGACATAGGTCCCGTTATCGACTGGGTCGGTCTGAATCGCCCAGCGTAGCCCCAACGCTTCGATCACGTCGCCCGGAGTGAGGGCCAGGAGGGCTACGCCGCGGTCGGTCCCATCGTCGTCCGTTTTATGGAAATGCAGCTGTCCCAGATCGTTGTTGGCGTGCTGGCAAACACCTGACGGGGGTGCGCCGGGATTGTTCGGCGTGTCGTAATCGTAGTTAGCCGTCCAGGCGGTGGGAGTTACCGCCGGCTGCTCGATTGCGGCATAGAGATCAAAGACCGACCCGGCGGCAACAATGATGGGATCGATAGCCAGCGGCAGCCACTCAGTCGTGTCCGCTATGAAGGGCGAAACCAGCTCGTTAAGGATTGGCACGCCCAGCGGATCGCTTACGCTGTAAACGCGGTACGTGTTGCCTGCGGTCGTGTAAAGTCTCAGCCCATTGAGCTTGTTAGCCTGCTCCCAGGTGTAGCGTTGACCGACCACGAGCTGCTTGGCCGAGATAGTGCTGGTCGGGTCGGTGCCGCTGTAGACAAAAAACGCGCTACCCGCATCCTGCGGCGCGAGCCGGTCAGTCGTCTGCTTGTTTGCTACGCCCGCATAAGCCCCGTCCGTAGAGAAGTCGTATAGCTCGTAAGTGCCTGGGGTCCATGCCCCTTTCCAGGTGACCTTACCGTGCGGGTTGTAAGCGCTCTCGTGCGTCTCCGTCCATTCGTCGAGGTCGTTGATCTGGGTCGAGACGCTATACAGGGCCATCTCCACATGACGGAATTCGTCCTGCACCTGGCGTCGCAGCTCGCCGCCAAGCGCGGGCAGCTCCTTGTGTCGGAACTCGTCTTGGCCGGTGAAGGCAGGCATTAGCGACGCCCCGCTTCAGAGAATGCGAGCGAAACGGCTCCTAGCCTCCATGAGGCATCCTGTTGTGAGACGATACGCAGCGCCGTAGGCTGCCCGGTGACCCGAACGTTAAGCTTGCGGTCGACGCCCACGCGGAAGTCCTGCGGCGCTGTCCAACGTACCGTTTCGCCGGGAGTCCAGACTGCCCCCACCTGGATTTGGACCACCGCGTCGCCCTGCATCTCCGGGAAGACCTGCCTCACTGTCACGCGCTGCGGCATGTCGGCTAGCAGAAATCCCTGGCGCTCTGCTACGCAATACTTCGCGTTGCCTTCAAAATCGGTGTTGCTCTTGTCGGTCTGGAAAATCGTCGTGGCAGTGGCCATAGTGATGCCACGTTCCGAGGGATTGTAGAAAGACGATCCCCAGGTTTCATCCCACATCGCCCAAGTGATACCTTCGTCGTGAAGATCCTGCCAGGTCCGGCCGCTGCCTCCGCTCACTGACAGGTGTCCCATACACATGGACACGAGGCCCGGATATTTCTTGGGCGTCCAGCTGTTGTGCTCCAAGCTGAAAATAAGCACGTTGTCGAAAGTGTCGCTGCCTGCCGGCACAACGCCGACCCATACCTGCTCTCGATCCGGGTGAGGCACAACGGCAGTCATATCCCGGCTTTCGTTGTCGATGGCAACCGCAAGCCGCTCCTTAATGCGGCGTGTCGTTATCGATTGCGTATTCTGGCCGTCGTAGATCCGAATATCACCAGCATCGGCAAAGAAGTGAACGGCTCCCATCCGCGCCACTCCGCGCCACGAATCACAGCCGTGATCGGAAATCACACGCTCGAAGCCCATAACGGAGGTGTCGTTGCGCAAGAACATCCTGTAGATCGAATCGGCTTTGTAGATGATTAGATCATTCCGCAGCAATTCCGCAACGGTCAGCTTGCCTTCCGTATCGCGCAGCTGTACAGACCCAGCCAGCGCTGTGACATCGGCGAAATCCCACGACTGCGGAATTTCTCCTTCGGCCGCAGCATCCGACCAGGCTACCCGAAACTGAGGGCCGATGATCGTGCCATCGTCAAACTCAAGGGCCACTAAAAAATTGGCGTAGCCAATCACCTGGCTAGCTGTCCAGTTGTTAATGTCCCATCCAGGCAGCGGGGCCATACGCCCGTCCTCGGAAGGCCAGTAAGACGGCGCACCCTGATCCGGCGTTACTACCAGGATCCCCAAGAAGGTCGAAAACGAGACGCGGCCAGCGAACGGCACCGGATCCGTCTCCGATTCCTCCAGTTGACCCCAGGTAACATTGGAAGCTTCCAGCGCGGACCAAGTGGTTGCTTCGTCGTGAAAGTCTTGCCATGTAGTCCCTATCCCCGCCAGAGCAACGGGCGTAATGTCTTGCCACGACTTTCCGTCCGACGCGAAGACACCGACTCCATCGGAGATGATGAGCCAGGACGAAGTTAGCCCTTCAAATCGATATTGGTAGAGCGGCTCGCAAGGCGGCGAGGCTTCGACAATGGACTCACCCCAGGCGGAACGAATGTCCCCGGACTCGACATCAATGTTTGTCATGGCCGACCACTCCCCTGGTTTCAAAAGAGTAGGCTGCACATCGACGTTTAAAGCCGAACTCCCGAAGTCTTCAATGCGGATTAGGGGCATAGCTGCGCGATCGTCCCGCAAACACTGGTTTCAATCGCGTTACCGCTAGTCCCTTCCGCGGTAGATGTGCTGGTTTGCTCCATCGCGTACCACGACTTGTTGGTCATTGCACTGCGTCGGTCCGTCGCCCTGTAGCAATGCCGGATCTGTCCCGTCACAATGTCCTGAATCCAAACCTCATCTATAGCAGGGTCGTCAGAATCGGAAAAGCTGCGCTTAGCCAGCAGTAATGTGGCGTTCTGCTCGTCACCCGGCGTTATGCTTGAGCCCCAGGGAAAAGGCGCATTCGAAACCGCCGCCCTCGTGGTAGTGATAAAGTAGGACGAGTAAAGGACAACATCGTTGCCCGCATTCCACCAAGGATCAGCTAAGTCTAAGGCCTCAGCCGGTAGTGCGTAGTTAAATCCGCTTGATTCGAGAGAGGTTAGCCGCTCTTCGATGGTCTTGTCGGCGGCGGCGTCCTTGAGAGCATTGAGCTCCTCAGCCGAGACGATTACCACCGACTCGCCAATAGAGGCGAATTGCGTGGTTAGGGCGCGTTGGATCTCCATCAACCACTCGTTACCGAAGCCAGCGTTTACGGATTTCAATGGACGCCCTGGATCCATTTGGGGAATCGAGGTCATGGTGGGAGGACTTGACATAAATTTGTCTCCTATTAAAAATTCATGATCTAACGCTTCCGGCGGGAGGCTCTAGTCTTGGGCTTAGGCCTCCAGCCCTTATCTTGCATGGTCCCATAGACATAAGCCCTTGTGCGAGCCGGAGAAAAGCCTTTTTTCTTAGCCTCCCTCTTCAGTCGTCGCTCCATCTTTTTAGGCATGTCACTTTCTCCGCAGAGGGGCGCTGCGGGCGACTGCGGCTTCCGCGTCCTGCTGCTTGAGGGCGGTCACTATGCCGCCGAACGCGGACTCATAGCGTCCCATTTCTTGCTCAGCTTCTTTCGAGAAGCGGGCCGCTTCGGCAAGACCAGCATAGAGGTATAGGTCGGGGGCCTCTTCGATCAACCAGTTTGTGCCGGTGACGGAAAGTTGTTCCTCCCTGGCGTAGTAGTGGAGGATGAAGTCGCCGACGTCCGGACTGAAGACTAGCGTCCGGCCATCGATACCCCAGATACAGCCCTTCGCGCACCCTGCCGTCGCGTTCTGCGCGAGCACGACCTCGGTCGCAGGGCGGAACACGAACTTGCGGCCGTCCAACACCGTGATCCGATCCACCTCAACGCAGCGGGGCGGAAATTGATGCGACGACTGCCCGGCTGTGACGGCTTGCGTCTTCAGACTGCCCGCCAGGTGCGCGATCCGCGCGATTCGCGCCTCGGCCAGGGTGACGATTAGGTTGATGTTGGCCTCCACATCGGCCTCGCCCTTCAGATCCGGGTAGTCGATAATCGCGGCCTTCAAGCTTGAATAGTCCAAGTTGAACCTCCTAGGCTAGGCCTTTCTGCTCTTCCAGCTCCTTCCACGTGTCCGGGCCGACAATTCCATCGTCCACCAGACTCATCATATTCTGGAAGTCCTTCACAGCGCTTTCCGTGGCCGGGCCAAAGATGCAGTCAGGGTCCAGACCGTACTCCTCGTCGATGATGTTGAGCATGTGCTGACATTCGCCCACATCCGCACAGCGCGGGTTATAGTTCACGCCCACTGTTAAGCGCGGAACGGTTTCGCCGGCTCCGGCCCGTAGCGCCTTCTCGAACGTCTTGGCGTAGCCAGCGATCAGGTCCATTTTGTCCGTGCCGTTTACGATCCGCCGGGCGTTGCGATAGTCGATATTGCTGGCGTTGATGTAATCGTCCAGACACTTGCCTGTAAAATCGCCGTCCCTCATACCAAGGACACAGATAATCGAGCTTGTAAGTGGGTGTAGTGCAAGCTCCTTGTTTTGGTGCACCTGATAAGGGATATCGTTCTCAAGAATGTAGTCCATCCCGCCCAATTTATTCTCCTGGCGGATGTAATTATCCTCCCAGGTGATCATCACGTGCCCTCTGCCGTACCACGGGGCATAGCGAAGCGTCGACCCGTAGTATTCCTCGATGGGCTGCATAGTCTGTGCAGTCTCATGAAAGACGGTAGCCAGCACATAGGCCGCCTGCTGTAACAGCGGGGCGAGCTCCCACTGATTGCAGGACGTACCAATCAGCAGGCACCCATCCACCTGCTGCTGTGTCATGGACCCGCCGAACAGCTCGGCACGGACCACGTTGAAAAATGATGCAGTGTCGAAACGCTCTACTGCTTCCGGTTGGTGGCTTTCAGCCATTGCGCGCCTCCTCGAAATGCTGTCGTTCCTTGTGCTCTTGTTGCTTGCCAATGTTCCACTGGTCCACAGGGCGATGATACCCCATAACCCTGGAATACACCTCGCAGCGCGTGCGCTCTTCAGGTTTCAATTCGATCTTCATCTTCGCTTGCCTCGTCTTCGTCTATCTGGTTGCCATCGTCATCCTGATCCATGATCTGCCGTATTTGCTCACTTGGCGAGCAATGTACGCGCTTACGTCCTTCCAGCGGATAATGAGGGCACCCTGAGATATAGCCTCGCGGGCTGTCCGAAATCAGCGCTCCGCACGCTGAGCAATAGAAATTGCTCAATCTGTCGCTTCATCCAGCTCGACCTCCCTGTACAGAAGTGTCTCACCGCCCTCCAGCCGCACAATAAAAGCAGGGTCGGAAGACTCAGTAGCGACGCTGCCGCGACGCAACACGTGGAGAGTAATAGCGTAGTCGAACTGGTAGATTTGCCCGCCGCGCTCATAGCTTGTCGCGATGATGTAGGCGTCGACCGGGTTCATGCAGGTGCAGTCTGGCACCGGGCTGGCGAAGAAGTCCGGCGTGCCGTCAAGGTTACACTCGGCGGGACAGGCTTTCGCCTCCGCATCGATTGCCTCGATGGGGGTAAACGCTCCGGCGTCCTCCACCACGGCAAAGCCTTCCACATTCTGCGTGTCTACCACCCTGCAGCCTGCATCGTTGCAGGCCTCGTAGACCACGCGATCCAGGTAATAGTTTGTGTCTCCCCAGCAAAGTGCGGGAAGCAGTAGAAAAGAAAGTAATAGTTTATTCATGGGTTGCCTCGTTTATTGTGGAAAGAGGAGGATTGGCGAGCGATTCTTTCTGCAGCACCGCTCCTCCGATTAGCTGATCTACCGCCTGCTGTGACGTCAGCGCCCGCCCGGCCCTGTTCGCCTGCCTGGACACCGTAGCCGTCAGGGTCTCGATGATGCGGAGCAGCTCCTGGCGCTCTTGGGTTCTCGATAGCGCCCCCTGAGCCCTGTCCTTCTCGACCAGCTCCAAATAGTCCCTCATCGCGGTCATACTTGATTCCATGCGATCCGCCATTCTGGCGCTGGAGAAGTAGTCCCCTCCCTGCAAGATCGCGATGATGATCACCACCGCCAGCACCCATCCTTTGTCCGCCGGGGCCATGCTCGCCAGGCCGGTCTTGGCAACTCCAGACCAATCCTGCCCCGCCAGCCGATCCTGCGGCGTGGCATAGTCTTTCGGCGGCGGGGCAGGCTCAGGCATGGCTTACGCTTGTGGCGGCGTCAGCTGTAGCAGCTTAGCCAGCTGACCAATGGTCGCCATGTCAATGGCTCCTTCACTCGGAGAGGTATGAATCACCATCTCCGTAACCTTACCGATCACAGCTGCGGCCAGGTTGTTCATGGCTTGCTGATGGGCTAGCGCATTCTGCTGAGCCATCTGCTGGTTGGCGATAGCGTTACCGTAAGCCAGATTTCCGTAGAAAGCGGGGCCTTCGCCCGTAACTTTCAAATTGGAGGCCGCTACAACCTCACTTTGCTCCTGGACAATCTCGGGGCTATCGGATTTGGAAATCGTATCTTGTTCTGGCATCTTCAATTACCTCGTATCATGGGTGCGGCCCCACCCCTTTCGGGGGTTCAACTTCGAGGCGGAGCTCAGGGGCCGCAGAAAGGACACCCCGCCTCGCTTTCAAAACATCCGCTTTCTCTTCCGCCTCGCGCCGACATCTGCCCACACCCACTGGTCCGCTCCCGCGAAGGTGTGCATCAACTCTCCAGGCTGCGCAGGAGTACTGCTGGTCTCGTTCCCCTCCTCGTCGTACTCGACGTGATCAGGGAGGTAGGTGACGAAGCTATGCGGCACCGGGACCTCTACGCCGTGCGGCCCGCCGATGATGCTGCCGTCCTCCTCGTCATAGTCGTAAGTCAAGGTAAACGCCTGGGCGGCGATGATCTTCCAGGCCGGGGGCAGGTTCGCCTCGAACTCCTCGAAGGTTTCCGAGGTGCCGACGTGCAGCGCAATCTTGCCATTCGCGGTAATCGTCCCCGGCATAGTGCCGGACGGCGGAATAGAGAACGGCCTGTTCGGTGGGACTTGCGCGCCTTCCGGAACGGTACAGAGCATCTGTAGTTTCATGGGCGACCTCCGGGTCCGTAGACAGCAATGTTTGCGAGCAACCCTTCCTCGTCGACAACGCCGTCCCAGTCGTCAGTATCGGAATTCGCATCGTCAACAACAATCCGCGTCTCGTTCGGAGTCGGGACATTGGAGTAGCTCAGGGCATCGGCATCGCGAGTGACTGCCGCGCCAGCGGTGGGAATGTAGGATGTGGGGGCCACCCCTGTTGCAAACTGCGCCGTCAATACCTCGTCCGCTAAAGTGCACACAACATTTACACCAGCAGGGTCTCCGGTCACGGGACTGCCAGCGGTAACGACACCGCTCAATCCACCGGATAGCGTAATGCTTCCAGTTCCTGTCATCCAACAAACGTGATTGCCCGCAGGCGTTGTAATCGTTTGGGTAACCGGGGCATCGGAATTTAGAAACAAATTCGTCGCAGCAGCTTCGTCCAGATACAGAATGCCATCAGAAATAGTGTGTGATAACGAGACATCATCGAACACATAAACAGCTCCTTGATCCGCGCCAGCCGCACCGTCCCAGAGATTAGCGCCAACAGCCAGCACAGAACCGTCCGTAGATAAGGCGCAGGATATACCAAACTGGTCGTTGGCTTTTGCATCGGAAGGGATAAGGGCAGTTGGTCTTTCCACCCATGCTGAGCCGTTCCAATCGAATATATAAGCAGTCCCTTGAGCTCCACCAGCCGCACCGTCCCAGAGATTAGCGCCAACAGCCAGCACAGAACCATCCGCAGATAAGGCGCAGGACACACTAAGTCGGTCGTCGGATCCCGCATCGGATGGCGTTAGCGCAGTTGTTCTTTCCACCCATACCGAACCGCTCCAATCGAACACATAG